TGGATGACTGTTTTTATAGTGAGGATATGACACCAATTTATAATCTAGTAGATAGATATAAAAAGAAAGTATCTTAAATTTATTCAATAGCCTTTTAAATAGGGCTATTGACTAGATTTATATATATAAAATCCTAGTGATAGATCATACATGAAAAAATTTCAAGCTATCTGTATGGCTATTAAAACGGAAAAAAATATAAGCTAGTAGAAAGAAAAAATAGAAAGTGAGGATTATATCAAATGATCGGAACTCAATTAGATTTATTTGATGATTATGATTTTTATAACTCATATTCATTTGATCATTTAAGCCTGAAGTAAAATTTACAAAGTAATATTTTATGACTGCTGGTATTTACCCCTGGCAGTCATATTTTATTACTATCTAAAATTTTTCTGAAAAAATTAAATTAAATTAATTGATAGCAGGCACAAGCACAGGCACAGGCATTTATGGGATAAAAGTTTATTTAAGAACTTGATTTATTCCTATAAAATCCTATATTAAAAACATAACAACAGAATATACGGAGTAATATTATGAAAATAACATACTACAACAAAAAACTTTTTGTAGATTTTAATGAAGCAAAAGAAAAAGATCAGCTTCCAAAATTACTTAAAGGCGAAATATCAGAGATAGAAGTGGATATAGATTATATAATTTCTTTAAATGAATTTATCTCTAAAGGTATTTCGAGGTATTTCAGCGAGTTAAACCATGAAAAATAAAAAACACATTGTTTGGATACTATGGGGGGATTCTGATCGACAGTTAGAACAATACAGTTTTGTATCTGAAGAACAGATGAACTTTTTTTTAACAGGGATAAGCGAAGCGCATAACCAAATAGGTTGTGCTGAATACGAATATCTTATTAAAGATAAAAAACCAAAACTAACTGACTTTGATTTTTTTAATTACAGGGAGGAAAATAAATGAAATCATTTGTTATAATATACGGATCATTGGTCTTTGTTTATCTGTTTGCTATTTTCTATGGAGTAATTACTCAATGAAATATAATTATTTTACAGTTGAGGGATTCTGGGATGATGATTCAGATAATGTTTTTGAGTACAAAATATCGCCCGACGAATGGGATGGAAAATTTGATTCAGATGATGAACAAATTTTATATTTTCTCGATAAAGACGAAACAATAAAAGAAGGTGACATTATCGCTGACGGATTTACCATAACAAAAATTCTTACCTAAATTTTAGAAAGAACTTTTCTAATACTAGGCTCAAGGGCATCTTTGTAGGGCTGTTTGACCACGAACAAGGGCTCTACTTCTTTATAGTTAGTCACAAGCTCACGCACAAGCGATCCCGACCACAAGCGTATCTCTCTTGTTTCTGGAATCTTAGCCATAATAAAATTGTCTTGACACAATGAAAACCTTTTTACATTCCAAGATATCTGGAAAGGTGAAAGTAATAATTGATGACCTTTCGCTATCTTCAGCTCACACCAAAAAGAAATATTCTTAGGCTCATGCATGCACACGCCCAATAGATCGGGAAGTCCTGGTGTTCCGTATGTTTCAATTCTAGTCCAATATATATTGGGAGTTATTTCTTTAATATTCTTCCAAAAAGTCGATTCCTTTCCTCGCTTTGTTGTGAAACCTTTTTTCTTTTCTTTGTCTTTTATTGATCGTTTCTCTTTTTTCAACAATGCGAACCTCGTCTCCTTCGACAAGACAGAGTCTGACTCCAAGTTCTTTTTGATTTTGTTTGAGTTTATTCCCCGACCCTCCAATCGACTTACCATCTACAAGCCTAGTTCCTTTAGAAGTCTTAATGTCAAAAAAGTGAGCTCTGCCGTTCTTTGGATTAACAACAACAATATCAATTGGGCCTTGTTCACATATGTTGGTAAATACGTAATAACCTTCCTCAAGAAATTTGTTGATCGCCTTGTTCTGACTGATCGTCGCTTTGTACTGTCTTGGGTTCATTGTTATCCATATCCAATTCAGTAGGGGTTTGATCAATGATAACATTCTTTCGCATCTTGTCTAATAATTCAGTGACCTCTTCCAAAGACAAATTATCAATGCTTTTATCCTTAACCTTTTCTTTCTTATCATAAAATCCAGCAGCTTTACCACGACTGATCTCAGCCATAATTGCAGTTTTCAAATCTGGTTTCATATCGAACTGAGCAACATCATCAACACTAGGGTTTTCCGCTCGTAATCCTAGCTCATGTAATCTTCTCATATGAGTTGCGGGAGAAATCTTATACTTGTTCCAGAGATCTTCTTGTAGAGCTCTAATATACTCATGAACTTTAGGATATAGCTTTGGGTTTTGTAGCTGAGAAGCCTTTGCTCTTGATGACTTTTCTGGATAGCCTGCTTTAATTGCACATTCTCTAGCAGTCATTCTATTCTCTTGAGCAACAATATGTTCAGCAAATGTAGCTTGCTTGGGAGTTAGTT